GTCTGGAAGTAGTGGTGCTGCAGGGCCTTGATGATGGTCGTCTTGCCCATGCCGGTGCCCGAGGTCCAGGTGTCAAGCTCACCCATGCGGATGCCACCCCCGGTCAGCCAGTTCATCTTGTCCATGAATGGCGGGTACTGGTAGGCGGTGACGGTGGGCCGCGCCTTGAGCCTGTCGATGACCGACTGGCCCGACACGATGCCCTCGGGGCGGTACTGCTTGGCTCCCCAGATGCAGTCGATGATCTTGGAGCCCTTACCGGCCTGCAGGAGGTCGGAGGCGTCCTTGAAGCCCTCGGGTGCCCAAGTGATCCAGCACTTGCCCGGGGGCAGCAGGCGCTTGGCGACGTCGGCCGCCTCCCTGCCCTGCTCATCGTTGTCGAAGAACAGGATGACCTTCTCGAAGGTCGAGAGCCACGGCAGGGCCTCCTTGATGCCCTTCTCGGCGCTACCGGACCCGTCCACGAGGGACACGACCGGCCACTTGTTGTTCTGGGCCTGTGAGACCGACAGCGCGTCTAGCTCGCCCTCGGTTATCACCACGGTCTTGCCACCGTTGCGCCACAGCCACTGGCCGTAGAGGCCCTTGAACCGCTTCCGGTCGCCCTTCCACGGGAAGGACTTGTCGGGGTAGCGGAGCTTCTGTGCGACCACCGTGCGGTCGTCCAGCAGGTACTGGGCGGCCTGCACCTTCTTGTCGTGGTGGTCGGCGACGATGTAGCTCCAGAGGCGGCAGGTGTCCTCGGTGATGCGGCGCTTGCCGAGGGAAGTATAGGAGCCCCTCAGGAGGTCACCAGCAGGCCGTGGAGCCCCGCTGGCGCGTTCTTCGCCCTCCTCGGGGAAGTGGGTCTTCTTGCATGAATAGCAGTGTGTGTGGCCGTCGCTGTAGACGTGCAGGGCATCGCTGCTCCCGCAGTCGTCGCAGGGTTGGCGGCGCTCGATGACTACGCTGTCGGATCGGGTTTCCAATCGGCGACCTCCATGAGTGCGCGAGCTATCTCTACGGCCCCCTCGGGGGTCGTGATGACAGTCGCTGTGCGGAACTTGAGGGTGACCCTCCCGTCCCGGAGGGTGATCTTCACGGAGGACGGGAGGTTTTCGTTGGTGTGCTCGTTCACTCGTCGAGCCACTCTTTCGGAATGCGCCCCTTGTCCGACCAGAGAAAGCCCTTGTCCTCGGCCCACCGTGCGTAGGTGGTCTTCGAGGTTTTGCTGATCTTCGTTTGCGCGTTTTGGAAGACGAAACGAATGTCAAGCTCAGGATGCTGGTCGCGGATCAGGAGGTGTTTCTGGCGGTCGGCGGTGAGGAAGCGGCCTTTGGTCTCGATGAGCATCAGAGACCCGTCACGCTTCTTCTTCACGTCAAAGTCGACGTGGTACTTCGCCTTCTTAGCGGGTTTGAGGTAGTCGACGACGACCCTCTCGTACCCGAAATCACAGCCCGACAGCGTCAACTGCCGGGCCGCTTCTCGTTCAAGTCCTGAACGGAACCGATAATTAGTAGTCACCGGCCTCGTCGTCGGAGTTGTCGGTCGTGTCAGCCTCGTCGAAGCTGGACAGGTCGGCGGCGGTGGCCGCGAAGCCTTCCTCTTCGTCGAAGTCGTCAAGCTGCGGCTCGGAGCCCTTGCCGGTCTTGAGGTCGATCACCTGGACGACCACCGGCTGCAGGGACAGGCCCTTCTTGCCGCCGAACTCCCACTCGTAGACCTCGGCCTGAACCCGGGCGATGGTGCCGCCCCACGGGTTGACGTCGACCGGGGCCTTCTTGGCGTCGATCAGCAGGGGGCGGCGGTCCCAGGTCTTTCCGTCCTTGCCCGTCCGGTTCTTGACGCGGATCGAGAAGATGACGTTGCCGGTGGAGTTGCCCTCGTCGTCGAGTTCGTCCTTCCAGACGCTGTTCTCAGAGGCCTTCATGGCCTTGCCCATGTGCGCCTTGGCACGCTCCTGGATGCGAGCCATGAACGGCTTGGCGTCCTCGCGGGGCAACTTGACGTCCGCCTTGTAGGTGCCCAGCGGGTCGAACTTGGTGTCGGGTCGCTGGAGCGCCGGGTAGACGAGGGGTGCCTTGGGAAAGGTGATCTTGATGCTGTCGTTCGCCATTAGATGATGAAGCCTTCCTCAACCGCCGCGACGAGTTCGCAGAGGTCCATGATTTCGTTGTAGTTTTCGTCGAGGACTAGAACCTCCTCGAAGGAGATGTCATCGCCGATGCCATAGCCGGTGACGTCGTAGTCGAGGGCTTCCTCGAAGCTGTCTTCGACGAGACCATCGGTGAGCATCTGTTCCTGGATCAGGAGCGCAGCGAGGACCTGCTCCAGCGTGAGTTGGTCGATGGAGAGCATTATTCGGAGGCCTCCTTGGCCTTGCGCTTGGAGGGCGCGGGATTGCGGGGGTTTACTGTCTGGGGCTCGTCGGGGACGTGCCGAGAGTTGGCCTTCAGGATCGCCTCGGCGTCCTTCTTGGCCTGCGCCGACCGGTCGTAGCTGTCGGTGCATTCCTGACACTCGCGTGCCGTGTCGTCGGTCGCGGTGTAGAAGCGGTTGCCGCACTCGCGGCAGCGGATGCGTCTGAGCATTAAGCCTCCTGCTGGAAACGGAAGAAGCGCACGGAGGCCAAGGCGGCTTGCCGGTCGGCCTGGACGTCGAGGACGACCTCGCCGCCGATGTTCAACTCAAGCTCGTCCATGGTCCGGTCGGTGAGCCGGGCGACCACCTCGAAGGCCTTGTCGTAGGCTCGCTTGTGGTAGTGGACGGAGCCAGCGATGTAGTTCGAGTTCGCCCTGATGGCTTCCATGCGTGGCGTGATCTTCATGTGTGAAGTATCCCTGTTATTGAGGAGATTTGGAGAAAAGTTTGGTGTAAAGCCACCGCGCCACACGGGCGTGGCGGGGGACGTGCGGCCAGCAGGGCATGTAGGCGTCGTGGTAGGCGCAGTAGCATCCCTGCCACCACTCCTGACCGACGCAGCACTCACATTCGTAGTAAGGCCAGCCGATCTTCCTGAGCCAGTTCTTCATCATTCGGCGGCGTAGAACCGGATGCCGTGCCGGGCGAGCGTCTCGAAGGCGCGGTCGAACGACAGGGACATGAGGTAGCTCGCGACCTCGACGGGCCCCCCTGAGGCGACGATGGCCTCCTGCAGGCTGACGAAGGTGTCGATGACGTCCGTGGGGGTCACGGGCGGGACCGAGGACACGGTGGTCTTGGGTTCCTCGGGCGCGGGGGCCGTCGCTGGCTCCAGGCGGAAGGCGTAAGCGCCGCCGCGTGTCCCAAAGTTCACAAGATGGTAGTCAGGATTGAAGTCGTTGTCGATTATGGAGGAGATGACGAACTCTCGGTCACCGGCTGCACCGCCCTCGCATTCATAATCTTGGTGCTCAGGCTTGAACCGGACGCGGTCGCCGACCTTGAATGTGCTCATGTGTGGTGTATCCCTGTTATTGAGGAGAATTACGAAAAGAAGAACTCGTTCGACAGGATGCCCTGGAGGTCCAAGGTGCCCATCTGCGGTATAGGGGGCATCTCCCCCTTGAACTCCTCGGCGATCAGCGGCTCGGCCGTCGCGAGGAACTCCGTGAGAACGTCGTGGTCCTGATACATGGCCACGAACTCCTCTCGGATGATGCGGCTGAACCGCTCGACGTCACAGGCGTGAACGCCGAAGCTGTCGTGGACTACCGCAAAGTCAGTGATGCCCTCCGAGAGCGCCCGGCTCACCGTGGCCTGCAGGTGGCAGGCGTCGAGCGAGTGGACGAAGGAAGGCGGGATGGACGACGCCATCTGCCGTGGGTCGAGGGTGTCTAGCTCCTCGGTGATCCTGGGCTTGATGATGCGCCCGTCGAAGAACGTGTCGATCTGGCGCGACTTGGTGTCGAACTTGTACTGGTGGACAGGAAGGCCGAGAGGGGTGACCCACTCGATCCTGCGCTCCTCGGGCTGTGACTTGCCGACGAGCCGGGCCATCTGCATGAGCCAGCGCATCGCGCCGTCAGCCGCGACGACCACCTCGGGGATGGCCGCCCACACCTTGTTCGCCCCGTACATCTTGAACGTCCACATATCGTCCTTGGCCCACGGCAGCGCGACCCCGGAGGAGAGCTTCTCCTCAACGACCTCGACGACGTAGACCCCGCACGACTTGCGGGTGCCGCTGTATGGCTTCACCATGACCGGCCGCTTGGTGAGCTTCCGGTCAACCCCGAAGGCCAGCCACGCCCTCGCAAGGGCTCCCTCGTCGCCGTGGAGGTCTTCCTCCATGAGACGTTGGGTTACGGAGGCGACGGCCCCGTAGACGTCCTGACGGTCCCCGCAGGGCACCATGTTGACATGGTATCCGCCGACGTCGTCTCGGAGCATGGCTGAGAAGTGCTGGAGGCCGCTGCAGGTGGCGTCGAGGTCGACGTGCAGGTGGCTTACGAACGACGCGGGGTTGCCCTGATGGGCTTTCGCCCACTCGAAGCACCACGCGAGGAACTGGGCAGGGTTATCCGCTTTAGTCCATCGAAGATCACCCCTCGGGTCTGCGGCCACACTTCTGGCGAGGTCAAGATGGTCGACTGCCCACTTCTCACGTTCGTGTAGATGTAGCTTGTCTTCCCCCCAACAGTTAGCACCGTGGATCGCCAGCCAGCGCACTCCATCAGCACCGAGAGGTCGCCCTTCCGCAAAGTGAAGTAGCCCTTTGACATAGTCGGGTCCTTGTGGGTTCAGGCCGGATGGCTTGGGGTATGCCCTGCCCCGGCTGTCGAGGTCGTGGGGGAAGTAGATGGCCGGGTAGGCGCTCATCTTCCGTGCGACCTGGAAGGCCCTCGCAGCCATGACACGCTTGCCGACGACGCGGCGGTTGTGCTCGTGGACGCGGAAGGCGTAGGCGCGGTACTCCTTGACGTCGGGGTGGTCCTTGGGGAGCCCCTGAAGGCGAACCGGGATCGGATCGGGCTTGAGGTCGTCGGCCCTCGGGAGCTTCCCACAGGCGACGTTGTTGCTGTAGACCCACTCCATCGCGTCGAGCACCGACACGTTGACCGCCCAGCGCGAACGCTGGAGGCCGTTGATGCCTTCGAGGACGCGGTCGAGCTTCCCGTCAGCGACGAGGTCACGCAGCTGACGCCGGTAGGCCTTCCGCGAGCCCTTCACCAGCGGGTAAGGGGTAACGTGGTGGGTGTGGTAGCCTCCCGTCTCCAGCGTATCGAGCGACCAGTCGCGAGGCTGGACCACGGTGGGCAGGAACGCCGTGAACATCGGGGCGAAGTGCTCCGACATTTCCATGATGGCGTTGCAGAGGCCGAGGCTGGGGATGATGATGTCCCGCTTGGCCTTTCCGGTGCCTGCGGTCTCGATGGTGATGTCGCCGGTGACGTCTCTGAAGATGTTCAGGAGCATCATGCCGACGTGGACCATCTCCGTCTTCGACCAAGCGGCCCAGGGCTTCTCGGCCTTGGCGAAGACCTTCTGCATGTACTCCTCGCGCTTGTAGCGGGGAAGTTCACGCTTGGCGAAGTCCTCGTGGATGCGCTTAGACCACGCATGGTACTCGGCGTCGAACTCGCGCAGCCGAAGCTCGTCGTGGATCAGACCGGCCACGAAGATCGCTGTGCCGGTGACGGTAGCTGGCTTGTTCTGGTGGTAGACGCCAACCTTGTTGAAGATGCCCTGGAGGGCGAGGAAGGCGATGAGGCCCGGGTCGATCCCGTCGAGGAGCTTCGAGGCGGTGGTCCTCCGTCCGACCTTTCCAGAGGTGGCGAGAGCCAGGTGGTCAGTGATGCCCTTGGCGAATGGTAGGAGGTACTGCTTGATGATGCGTGAGCCGAGGAAGGTCTCGGCGAAGTCCTCATTCAGGGTTCCCTTAAGGTGTTCCTTATGGAACCGCTGGATGGTGAGCCCCCGGGCTTCCTCCTCCAGGATGACTTCTTCGAGGTAGAGATCGTCGTTCAATCTGGCCTCTTTTCGGGAAAATCGTTTCATGTGTGCTTGATGAGGGGGTAATTGCCTCAGTGGCGAATTGTCACCGTTAGCGCGGCGATTTGGGCGCGTAGGAAATGACGGGGTCGGCCTCCACCGGGATCAGTACGGTGGCGTAGGGGACCGCGTGGGTAATCTGTATTGGGGTCCCGGGCATATGTCGGGCGCAGCGCACGGCGTACTCCTCGGCTTCTTGGGCGGAAGGATACCCATAAGGGCTGCCGGCAAAATGGACGACGAACTCTTCCATGTTTCTCTCCATTGGGTCGTGGCACACCACTCGCGCAGTCGCCTCACTCACAGGACTATTTGGGGAAGAAAAAACCCAAGGACAACTAAGCCCTTGGGATTATTCACTTCATTAGTGGGGTTTCTCAGGAGGGGATTTGCAGTCCTCTCCCTAACCACTCGGGCACGAGGCCTTTCCAGGAATTGCAG